AACGCAACGTGAAACCGAGAAACCAATGTATCTCATAATAATATAACTCCCTAGTTTCAAATATTATACTTGATTACTTCCTATAAATCAAGTCTTTTGTCACATCACTATTTATAACAAAAAAAATATATAAATATATTTGTGGTTCACGAGACTGGCATCTCTAACCACTCTATGCTACAATCTAAAAAAGGAAGCACAGCTATGCCTAGTATTTATCGCAAAATTTATGAAAAACATCATGGACCTATTCCTATAGATGAGGAAGGAAGAACATACGAAATCCATCATATCGATGGTAATAGAAAAAACAATGATATAAAAAATTTAATAGCGGTGTCTATACGAGAACACTATCAGATTCATTTAGATCAAGGCGATTATTCTTCTTGTATAAAGATAGCAACTAGAATGAAAATGTCTCCTGAAACTATTTCAAATTTAGCGAAACAGAATAACAAAAAAAGAGTTGAAGAAAAAACTCATAACTGGTTAGGCGAAAAAGGAAGTCGAGCATCAAAAGAAAGACAAATAAAAAAAGTAATAGACGGTACTCATCAATGGTTAGGCAAGAAAAATCCTGTTTATATTCTTCTAGAAAATGGAACGCATCCTTTTATGGGAAAAAGTGGCAGCGAAAAAACCAAAATATTACAAAGAGAAAGAGTGAATAATGGAACACATCACTTTTTAGGTGGAGAAATACAAAAAAAATCCACAAGAAAAAGATTAAAAGAAGGCACTCATCATATTCTTCATAAACATATATGTCCACATTGTGGAAAAGAGGGTAAGTCTCCAGTTATGTTCCGATATCATTTCGATAAATGTAAAAAAATATTATAAATTTCCTCGTACAACAATTTTTTTCTCGTGCTTTTTTGGTTTTAAAAAATTTAAAATTCTAGGAATTGCCAATTCTGGATTTGTATTTCCGCATGTAAACAAATCAATATACATACTTTTGTATTCGTTATACCAATGCCAAGATAAATGTGATTCTGCTAAAATAATAATACCAGTTGTTCCGCAGTTTTTACCAAATTTTTGAACTTTAGAAAATAAAATTGTTGCACCAGCATCTATACATGCTTCTTGAAACATAGGCAAAAGTAATTTTCTTTTAAATGTTTGATCTATATCAAATAGATCAAGAAGCAAATGATTCCCTATACATTCGCGAGAGTGTGCCATCTCTCATGCCTGTCTTTCGATATAATTGACGGTGATTTGCTTGGGTTTGAAAAATTCAATAATTTGATCTCTAACTACATCACGATCATAAGGCTTACAAGAAAATACATCAATATATGCGTCACCAGAATAATCGCAAAAATGTGCGCAAATATTGCTGGTTTCGATAAGTTGGACCAATGTATAGCCTTGCTTATCATCTTCTCCGAAATGAACAATTTGGGGCTCGCCATAAGCTTTCATATCAATAGCTTTTACAAGACTTTTTGCAAAGTTGTAGATGTTATCGTAACTTTTAATCGATTCCGTATCACATGAACGGCAATCAAGCATAGTGTGATAACCCCAGTATTGTTCCATCAAAGTATCCTTTCTGAATAGAAAGTCACCGTGAGCACAATACCCACGGTGACTGATTGATGATAAATGTAAGTGAGATTATTTATATAAGATTATTCTTGAAGAAGAACTTTCTTTGAACTATTCAAAGAAATTTTTCTAGGCTTTTTATTTTCTGGAATCACGTTTTCAAGTTCTACGATAAGCATTCCATCCACAAGATCAGCTGACTTCACGACTACCGTATCTGCAAGAGTGAATACACGGGTAAAGCGACGAAGAGCAATACCGTTATGATAATAAACCTTACCAGTATTTTCTTCATCCTTTTTCGCATTCCCTTGAATAGTTAGTTTATTGTCTTCGAGTGTGATATCAATATCTTCTCTTTTGAATCCTGCAACAGCCAATTCAATAACATATTTATCTTCACCAACTTTAGCAATATTGTATGGCGGAAAAGTAGTCAATACCTTTTCCGGTATATTCATAGCTTCGTCCAATGTGGAAAATAATCTATCGAATCCAACAGTTGATGGAAGCAGGTTACGACCAAAAGAAAAAGTACCATTAGGATTAATGAATGTCATTTGTAACTCCTTTTAAGCAAGTTAGAATAAAGATGACCCATTATGGCATCATCTACTATTATATAGTATCGGCGGTTGTGTTTGTCAAGTACCCGTGGAACCAAAACCGCCTTTTCTATTGGTATCATCACGGGATGGCGCTTCCGTAGTAATTTCAAAAATGGCTCTATTTATTCTGACCAACTCGCCTTGACAAATCCTCGAAAGGTTAGGCACGGCAATGTTTTTAGCTGAGGTGTTAGTCAACATCACAAAGGTTTCCAACACATAATCTGAATCTATTATACCCTGAGCGTTCGCTAAAGTCAAGCCGTCTTTTAAAGACATTCCAGACCTTGGATGAAGCCTGATCGACCATTCTTTAGGAATATCGAAAATAATTCCCGTTGGCGCCAATACTCTTTCTCTCGGGCAAACGATGATTCCGCCATCGTTACTCAACAATCTTGAAAATTGTTTACCGTTCTCGTCGTGCCCTGTAATTGACATAACACCATATGTGCAAAGATGAATGTCGAAACAAGCTGCATCATTAGTGGAATATACAGGCGCAGGAACATCAGGATGTTTCTTAAAATATTTCAATTTCGTTGGCATAATAAAATCACCTTTCTTATTCGATTTCAATTCTTTTCTTTCCAATATTATATTTTGCTACAAGCTGCCATTCATGTTTATCTTTAAATGATAAAATCTTTATTTGATTTAATGGGCAAATAGGATCTGTCGTTTTATCAGGTTTCACTAATCCTATCAAGCCCCATTCAGCTAATAGATTTGTTATTGAGTTTCTTCTTGCTATATCACCCTCAGAAAAATTAGTTGGTTTGCCATCTAATGCAAATAACTCTTTAAAGTGTGCAATATAGTATTTACCTTGTTTATGAAGAATATGACAAGATTGATATAATGTTTGATCTTTTTTAGAAGCTACACCAATTCTAGTCAATGTTTCTTTCACTTTTAGGAAGTCATCGCGTTCTTTCAGCGTCACCTCCACCATGTCTTCTACGCTCCACATTATCTGCTCCACCTTTTTCGGTTTTTCTAGTTATATACTCAAGCTGATCAGGAGACAGAATACGAAGAGCGTCAAGAGCTTTGGTATCGCTAATTTGATAATATTCTTTGACCGCATCTAACACATCATTCTTATCTTTCTTGATCCAGGGTTGAAACTTGCGTTTCATAGCCCGTATACTATTTATGTAAAAATGATATTGTAAAATGTTGTCGATATTCGGCAATCTATTCATCTCATTGGCAAATAATATACAATCCACATGATTCGATAACGCACGATTGACCACAAATGCATTATATTTACCTGCAAACTCTTCATCATTAGATAAATCCTTTTTTGATACAAGAATTGAATGAACAATATCTTTAAATAAATCCATTTCACTTATACTCGCATTCTACCATCAATTGAGTCAAACAAGCAACCAAATTAATTTCTTGGTCTGCTACAAATGCTGCTTTATATTGATAATCAGCCAAAATAACAACAGCCTGAGGAATCGAATCAGGTTTCATATTATCGTATAGTGCATCATAAATCAAACGAAATACCTTATTCGGGTCAGCATCTGCATTCAAACCAACCCATTTACGCATTGATGTGAAATCTTTTGCCTTCAAAAAACCAATCAAGTTTGACAAACTCACATCGGCTATTTGAGACAACATACCAGTATTAATTTCGCCCTTTACTGAATACCTTTGTAATTCGTTCAGTACGCGGCGATAATCTGGAAAATGCTTTTGTATTATCTGTGCAACAACATCAGTATCGTACTTAATGCCTTCTAGTTTCAATACTTGCTGCACTCTTTTCATAAATGCAGCAGCCATCTTTACTTTGTTGCCGTTTTTAATTTTGAATTCAATAACAGAACAACGAGAATGAATAGCATCGATCAATCTAGCCTTATAGTTGCAAGTAAAAATAAATGAACAGTTTGAAGAAAATTCCTCAATAGCAGCCCGTAAACCTGCTTGTGCATCAGAGGTTAAATGATCAGCCTCATCGATAATTATAACCTTTCTGCCACCAGTCAAAGAAACAGATGATGCATAATGTTTGATTTTGTTCCGAAGAACATCAATACCTCGTTCTTCGGAACCATTGATCATCATATAATCGCAACCAATCTCGTTACACATAGCCTTTGCAACTGTTGTTTTACCAACACCAGGTGTACCAGTGAGAAGAAGATTGGGTATATTTTTTGTATTCACATATTCTTGGAATACACTCTTCAGAGATTCTGGAAGAATGCAATCCTCAACTTTTTTTGGCCTGTATTTTTCAACCCATAAAAATTGATCATTATCAAGCATACAAACTCCTGTATCTTCAAGAAATAAGATATACGAAAATAGAAAGTGCTGAAAAAATGTAAAAACAATACAAAAAAATTGTATTTGATTGTTGCCTTGATTGTTCTCTCATTTTTTTCTCTTTTTCTTCTTGCTCTTTTCTTTCTTCAAGAAGATCTGAATAACAGCTTTCGCAAAACCAAACACGTCTATTTCTGTAATATGTTCTAGTAGAGTTTCCAGATCTTCTACCTCTAGAACTATGATTAGAAGATCTGGAACCACCCTTAGAATTATAAGAATAGCTGCTTCCGCTATTTGAACTGTAACCTGAAGAATTGCCTTGCCAACTACCAGTCTCTTCAACTATATCTTCATAATGAGCCTCATTCTTTGGAATGATTTCATTGCAAAGTTCACATTCACAAGAAGCATACTTTCTAGTCATGATTACTTCTTCTTAGTAACAGCCTCGTATGTGTTTTGAAAATCTTGATCTTCCTGAACGTCGCTCTCAAAACTTTGCTTGTAATATGTTTTTGCCATACGACGCAAAAGTTTCTTCGGAAAACTCAATTCTTCGCAAACACTATTAATCGTTTCCTTAACCAAATCGCGCTCAGCTGCAACTCGTGTCATACTGTCGTTAATAGTTTGAATAGCCTGCGCAACCTTTTTTACATCATCAGACGACAAATTAGGAATACCGCTATTATGACCGATATTAGACATATCATTCACCTCCGTAGGTAGAACCATTCTTTTCAATAGCAATCCAATACTTAATCTTTCTATTAACGCCTTCAAACAAAGCAATACCGCTCTTAGAAGCAGTAACGGAATAATCTGTAGACAACAATTTCAAGTATTCGCTACGGATAATCAAACGATACTTTACGCCATTACCGTTCTGAATCTCAAGTTTCTGCTCGTGTGCAGCATCGTTATTAGCGTCAAATGCGCTAATGTATACCTTCGCGCCATCACTTTCTATAGCCACATGTGGTAGCTGAAGGATAGCAGTTGAACGAAGAAGCCACGTAAGATCGTCTTGAGAAAGGTTAAATGTTACATCTTTCGATGGAAGATTCAACTTCTTATCTGGCGTAGTGACGATCAAACTAGTGTCAGTGTATCGATACTTGATCTTGGCTCTACCATCACGTGCTATGATAGAAAGGAACTTTTCGTCCAAGACGATTTCTGGTTCTTCGCCAGCGAGTGAAAGAATGCTCAAAAGACTACCAAGATCATAAATACCGAAATCTCGGTCGAAACTATCGCCTTGAATTTCAGCCTCAGAAACGATCACCTTTTGCGGTGAAATAGTTTGTACTACATTACCCCTCTTGAAAACAATACCAGGGTTGATAGACTGGTAGTTCTTCAAGATAGTTAGTGTATCTTGCGTCAGCTTCATAATATAGCTCCCAGGTTAGAATAATAACTAAATTATACTGATATTTGTGAAGAAGTCAAGAGAGTTTTATCCGGCTCTAAACACTCCAACATTAAAGCCACATCGCTCTCAAGATCTTCTAACGAACCATTGTTAGTTATGGTATAATCGATCTTATATCCCATCCACGCCCATTCTGAGTAGTGCTGATTTGGGCGTATGTCGGTTTGTTTATTATTGTACATAACAGCCTGATAATACCAATCAGGCGGATCACCACGATGTATTTCTACAACCTTACCTCCCATACGATGGATGGCGTCAATCTCATTCGGAAATCGAACATCTGTAATAACGTAATCTACGCCATTTTGTACTTTTTCAGCTATTCTTTTTTCTAGGCAGGCGACCCAAAAATCATCGTGAATACACATACGCATCGACTCTGTTCCAATTATTTGTAACATTAGTCTAGGTGTGATTTCTCTTCCGAACCTTTGGCTCCACCAAGGATCAGGAGTTTCACGAAACTCTCTGGATTTCTCTGTATCGCCTTCCAAAAGATCTCTGCGCCATCCGAATAATTTAGCAACAACATCTTTTAAAGGAGCAGCGAAGCTTTCTGTGAAAAAGCCTCGCTCTGCCAATATTCCTCCAGCAGTTCCTTTACCTGATCCTATTGTGCCTACGAACCCAATAAGCATCAAATGCGCCCTGTATACTGTGCAATCTTAGGAAGATCACCAGTAAATGCAAAGGTTCCAACATGTTGTGTCTTCATCCATGGACACAACCAGATTTTAGTTCCCATCTTGCGTGACATTTGACAAAAGAAATAATCTTCAGACAAATAACGCTCTGATGAGCCTGGTGCATTAGGTCCACGATCAATAATCGTATCGAAATATGCATGAATATATCTTGAACCATCAAAATGCTTTTGACCAACATGATCCGGCTTATATCTATATTCAGGATATGTTTGTTCGAATTGCTTGAACACTTCGCGTTTGATCATCATAAATCCTGTACCGATCTCCATTACCTCAAGAGGCTCTGAAATAGAAAAGTGTTTTGTGCCAGCAACAGGATTAAACACAAATTCACCAACTAGACCATCAAGTTCGCCTGGTGATATATCTGGTTTACTCTTTACAGCCTGAGCAACATTACCCCAATTAATCGACTTCTTAGGATAAGGTCCACCAATAATCTCCTTATCTAAAGCCAACAATGTCACAACATCTTGTGGATTAAAATGAATATCAGAATCTATGAAAAGTAAATGTGTAAACTGTTCGTTACGCAAAAACTCATCAGTTAAGTAGTTTCTAGCTCTGGTGATTAATGATTCATTAAAAAGGAATGAAAACTTGGTCTCAACATTATATTGTTGCATAATAGCTTGTAAATCTAAACAAGACTTCATATACAAACCATTTGCCATACCACCGTACATTGGAGTGGCAACAAATAACTTTCTTTTACGCAATTCATCAACTGAAATAGATATTTCCATAAGTTAACCTCATTTTAAATAAAAGTGTTTCAAATTATCAAAAGCGGTTAACATTGATGAAATATTCAACCGCAGCATAAGTTATTTATTTATGCAAAAAAAGAGGGCCATGAAGACCCTCTTTTTCGCTTGAACCTATATTAGCTAGCGTTTTTACGAGCTTGATATACGTCAGCAATAGCTGCGCGCATTTCTGCGTCAGGAATACCCATCTGATAGAAATTAAACTTAGTGCCATCTAGACGAGACTTTACATTTGTAAAGATAGGCCATCCTTCTTCGCGAAGCTCCTGAATACGCTGTGAAACATTTTGTACACCAAAACGACTGCGCGCCTGGTTCACAGTAAATGTGCCACCATTCTTCAAAGAATTCAACATGCGATCCTTAGCAGAAACATTCTTCATATAATACTCTCCATTATAAATAGTTGCTGTTTATAAACGTGATGTGCGCAACCTTATACATCACGAATTCAAAGAAACTCAGAAAGGAATTTCTTCGAATATCTTACTTGCATCAGTCGGTGCTGCAACCACATTAGGATCAATCACAACTTCAGCATCAATTTTTGTATATAGATCCATAAACGAAGCCTTAGTATCAGCATCGAAACGATTCAAACACAATTGAATAGCCTTTTTACGATCACTATTAAAGATCATGTAAGCTTCGCAAATGTGAACCAAACGACGAGTAGAAATAATTTCGTTCACACCACCATCATAGAATGTACGACGAATAGCCTCAGCCCATTTGATCAAAAGATCAACAAACTTTTTATCTTCTTCGTTAGTGGTTTTATCAAGCGCATTGATCAAAATACGTCGCTCTGCGGTAGCAGGCGGGTATTCTTGTTCAAGAGTGATAGAAAATCGTTCCAAGAAAGCTTCGTTCATCACATTGGTGCCGATGAATCGACCATCATCAGAACCTTTACCTTTAGTGTTCGCAGTGGCAACAACAGTAAAACCAGCTGCAGGTGTAATCAATTTATTGATTTTCTTCAAGAAGATCGATTTACCTTCAAGAACAGGCTGAAGACACATAAGCTTAATAGATCCGAGATCTACTTCGTCGAGCAAAAGAACTGCACCACGCTCCATTGCCATAACAACAGGACCATTATGCCATACAGTATGTCCATCGATCAATCGAAAACCACCAATCAAATCATCTTCATCAGTCTCAGCTGTAATATTAACTCGAATCATTTCACGATTCGTTTTAGCGCAAACTTGTTCGACCATCAAAGTCTTACCATTACCAGAAAGACCAGTGATATACATCGGATAGAATCGTTTAGATTTGATAATCGACTCAACGTCTTCAAAGTTTCCGAATGGAACATATTTCGGAAAACGAGCCGGAACCAGAGATTCGGAAACAGAAGATTTTGAAACCATAAGAGTTTCTACAGGAGCAGGAGTTGGTAGAGTTGGTGCTGGCAACGGCACAACATTGTTCGCATTTCGCGCATTATCAACTTTCTCGTTTTGTGGTAGCTTATAAAGCCCGCGACCGATACGATAGCTGTCATCGTTCATCAACCATGATGGCCATTGGATTCCAAACTTTGCCATAAGGTCTTTAATGTTCTGGCGAGAGATCTGGTCGGTAAAACCATTTTCATTTGCCAGAGTAACGAAAGCCATTTGCTTAGCGGTCAGTTCCATTTTTATCCTCTTTCAACGATTAGATTTACATTATACTCGACAACCACAATGGCGTCAAGAGATTTTTTCGATGAACCGGTTTAGGAAGATACGATTTTCTAGTTTATTTTTATAATACTTAGAAAATTGTTTTGCGATAGATCTAACATTATCTTTACTAGTAATTTGATAACCTTTATCGTCGATTTGTAGTTCTACACCATCTTTAATTAAGTATTGTGTGCCATAGATCATGTTATCAAAACTTAAAAAGTTTTGTTTTAAGAATTGATTTCTTAAGGTATCCAAGTTTTCTGAAGCAGTATCAACTTTTTGCAATGCTAAATAGAATTGATTTTTATGCGAACTAATGAGATGAAAACCGATGATATCACAACCAGTTCGAGATCGTAGATTAGACAGCAAACATTTAGTTGAATGTTGCCATCCATCAAGCAAACGATACTCGTTTTTTAACTTGTTATCTCTCAACACAATAATTTTTTCATACTTAGCTGTATATGCATAATCTACTCCATGACCATAAATTAATGGAGAACTAGAATCTCCACCATCTGTTAAGAAAATAGTATTCACAATTTCAGCCTTAAACTTTTTGCGAAATTTAGTTACGATATCAGATGCAACAACAATAGTTTGATTTAACGGAGTACCGCCTAATGTTAGATTACGAATATCCGAAGAGCTAATATTCGTAATATTTTCTTTAAGCACAGATAAATTGGCAATCATTTCATTTAACTGTGTCGCAGTCATTCTAGAAGAAAAAAACTCCAATAATGCAAGTTTTTCCGAAATAATAAACTCACCATTTTTGTGTTTAACGTTTGGATATTTCGGATTCCCACCACGTTTATTAACGTGATAAAAATCGCTAAATGCGTATACTTCGAAAGGAATTTGCACACGTTTACAGAACATCACAAGATTTAACAACTGATCAATAGTGCCTTTCATGTTTAAAGACATAGAACCAGACCAGTCAATAAACATCACCAAACCATGGTTTTTCCCATTTGGTACATTAGTAATACGACGAAAAATATCTTCGTTGTATTTGTAGGAATACAATTTATTAGTATTAATCACACCAGTTTTACTGATTGCTGCGCGAGCATGAGCCTGCGCAGCTTTACGCATTTCGAACTCTTTAACCATATAAGCAATAACAGATGAATTATCGCGACGAAGTTTATTGCCCATAACCATTCTGTTTGCTAACGAGAAAGTGCCTTCAGGCAAACTTTTTCCACCAATCGTTTTGATTCGAGAAAACATTTCATTGAAATCTTTAAGAAGATCAGTGTACGGAATGACGAAGTTGTCCGCATTCATGTAAGGGATATCAATGTAACAATAACCCTTTTTGTATTTTGTTTCATTCAAAAGATTTTGATTTTTTTCCCAATTTTCGTCGGTCTCTGAAGTCAAATTATTAGGATGTGGTGTCTGTTCCCCACCAACAGTAGATTGATGAGATGTTTTATTTGTGTCTTTCTTTGACTCTGTTTTTTCATCACCAGACTCTTCGCCTGAAGCATCGCCAGACTTATCGCCTGATTCATCACCAGACTCGTCGCCAGACTCGTCACCAGACTCGTCGCCTGATTCATCGCCAGACTCGTCACCAGACTCGTCGCCTGATTCATCGCCAGACTCGTCGCCTGATTCATCGAACGAATCGAAGAAATTATCGTAATCGTCAGCATACTCCATTTCATCATGACTATCGACCAACATGATCGAACTATTCATAGTATTGTTTTCTTTACAATACTCATAAATTGCACGTGTAATTTCGTATGTTTCTTCGAAAGTTTCACATTTCTCGATCATGTCAACGAAATGTTTTTCCTGAGGAAGAAACTCAATAATCTCCAATGAACCCAATTTGAAATGCATATTAATGCGATCAATCAAGTTCATATCTTGAATGTTACGTTTCTTAGTACCAAAGAAATCTCGATCAACGAGTTCTTTATAACCCAGAGAAAATGAACGTCGCATACCAGGATAACGACGACGAATCATTTTCTCGATTCGAACATCTTCAATAACATTCCAGAAATGTTTTACGCCAGAAACATTTTTTGAATCAATGTTAATTAGGCGCTCAAACATATCAGTAAGGTTTGGTGTTTCTAATGCATGACCCACCTCATGACCCACTAGGGTGTCATATATGTTGCCTGTCATTTCGTTCCACATAGGAAGCGTGAGAACACGCTCTTTTACGTCGAACGATGCGGTTGAAACCTGGCGATGTTCGACCGTCAGGTTTTCATTTGCCATAAGCCGAGCTAGCTGGCTTTTGGCTTCAATTTGAACGATTTTATTTTTCATCATACAATCATTCTACTTTTAGCCACAAAAAATGTCAAGCGAAAAATTTATCCAAATCTGGCTTATCCGCCTCAGGGTGATACCTTAGTAAAGTTTCACGACCAAGTTTCTCCTCACAGTACGAATACCATTCCTGGCTATCCCACATTCCTGGCGTAATACCATTCCACAATGATCTCGAGCTACCGTCTTCGTAAAAATGACCGAAATGTTCTTTATTTAATCTTCTAGAATTAACGAATTCACCACGACAATCTTCGTATTCTTTACTCCCTAACAATAACATATTTTCTCGAAAGTAGCATACTAAAGATACTCTTTCAGCCTTTTCGTCGCCTAATACAATAGGCGTATTACCATGAATTACTTCATGATTATTAATCAATAACAAATCGCCAGGTCTTACATTTATTGCAACTCTGTATTCTGGTGCTATAAGATAGCCACCTGTAAAATTACCATTATTAGACAATACCAGCAAATTAGATAGTCCAGCATTTAAATCACCAGCATCACGATGTGCTGCTGTTCTAAATGTCTTATTTACTGTTATTGTTGTAAATGGTGTTCCTGGAACTAGAAATGAGGAATCAATCTTTTTTGCAGCTTGCATTTGATTGTTATATCTCCAAGGCAACAATTCCTGAAAACCTTTCGATAAAGATTGCAAAAAAGGATATGCCATAGCAAACTTTTCTGGATTATCGCGGGTATATGTCGTTGCGCGACCGTATGGTATTCTAGGATATCGATCGAACCATCCAGCAATACCTGAATTAACACTATTAGCATATACTGTTACACTAACATATTCTTTTTCTACTTTACGAGCTTCTTTAATCATTTCTGATACAGACAATTTACGAACTTTTTCTACCCATTCGTCAAAAATAAAATTATCTCGTTTAGTGGCATTCAATCTCCATATTTTATTTTTAGCGATTGATACATGCTTAGTATTCTTATATTTTTCTTTTAATGCTTCGATAGGATCTTCGTCGAAAGAAGACTTAGGGTCCAAAAAGTAATCTAAAACATCGAATTGATATTCGGTAACCCATTCGCGATTACCGAGGTTTTTATTTTTCTCCATACCAGCAGCAAGACCACGATTCTCAGATGGTGTTGCTGCATCTCTCAAACCAAGATATGCTTGTTCCTGTTCATATTTGCTGAAAAAGTTTTTACGAAACTTAAAAATGATTTTCTTTTCATCAGCTCCATTTTCGCAATTATTGCAATCTTTATCGCAATTACTCTTTTCTTCTAAATCGCAATCTGGTGACATATATGCATCATAATCTTCCTCGATAAGAAAATCATAATGCCTTTCGTCAAGGAACTTACCAAGCAAATGTTCGCAGTTATGCTTTTCTGTCATATGAACTACTTTTACCATTTTATCTCCTCATGGTTTCTTGAAAACGAAAATAGGCTCGTATTTCAACCAAAGACCATCAACTTTCATAAAATTTTTGTATTTAGGTAATCCTGTTTTTTCGTCAATTCGATTACTACCTGGCATTTGAGCCAATGCCATTTTCATTGTTTCAATATATATCATACCTAAAGATTCCAAAATATCTCTTGAATCTTGTTCTAATGGTAACATATCAGAACCAAACTTGGCATCAGCAATATTCCATAACAAATATCGATCGTTCCTAAGCCATTTTACCGCTGTTTCTAATGTAGGTCTAAGGAAACCATCCCTCCATGCGGAATACTGTGAAAACTTATTACATGATTGTTCTGGATCATCGGAATATACCTCCTTAGCAAAATAAGGTGGACTTGTAAATACAATATCAATCAAACCTTGATGTTTTTGAAAATCTTTATTATCACCAATTACTTCTGATCCCAATTGATATATTTCGTATGTGTGTGTTTTCGGGAATAAGGAAGAAGATCTTGAAGTCTTTTCATTGAAAAAATCTGCCAATTCGTGATACTTCGTCCTACCATTTTCAGTATTATGATCGGTATTAGGATCGGTGCCAATATAATGAATGTTAAGGTTATCGTCAATAGACATAGCGCCGAGAATACGACCACCCCAACCAGCAGAAGGATCATAGATGCGTATGAGATCTTGAGATCTGATATGCTGCGTGTACCTCTCATACAAAAACCTAGCTGTCAGTGGTGGGAAATTCACTGCATACTGACAAAATGATACACGAAAAGCTTTCAAACCAACAGGAAATAATTTTTGCCCATAAGGAAATATACGAATCAAATAATATTCTGAATCTTCCCAGTTTACATTAGAAATGCTGCGGGCAGGAATATTTAGCTTCTCTATATCTTTACGAGTAACGGACAAACTTACTTTAGATCTCAACTCTTCGCTGAAACCTGTATAAACTGATGACTCCTTGGATGGGCACAACCAATAATCGTGTGTGCCAATGTTTCTTCCAACACTCTCAAACCATTCGATAAACTCGACACCCGAAGAAAACTTCTTGTTTATTGTACCAATCTTTAATGTGGTACCTACATTAACGGATAGAGAATAATTATAAAATGAATCGCGTTTAAAATGTCTAGACGCATACAAAAGAAACTTATCCAATAAATCTTCGCGAGCAAAATGATCGTAAATAGACTTACCTGTATCATTTTTGGAATAATTGATACGAGTCTTCATCATTGTTGGAAAAAACTGATTAGCAGCATTACCTATATTACTGTTATTGCGAATAACATTTTTTTCGCCAGTTAGCTGATCCTCAGCCAAAAACTCATGTATCGGATATCCAATCATATCATTGAATTGTTCTGCCATCTCAGCTTCAGTATAACCAACACGAGGTGGTTGATTCTTGTTATCCCATAAATCAACAACCACTTTACGCAATTCGATACACCATTGCTGAAACTCAGCATTAGTCATATCCAGTATTTCTTCGAATTTCTTATTCACCGAATGCTGCAAAAAATCGGTGTTCTTCTCGTAAAACCATTTCATGGCGACCTCAATATAGTATGACTCAAGTATACTATAAAGGTAATACGGTGTCAAGTAAATAAAGATAAACCGAACCTGGAACCGAGCCTTTCGCCCATGAGGTTATACCAACCTTTTGCATACCGTTTTTTTCATAAAACCTACAGGCTCTAAAATTTTCTGTGCGAACAGTTAGCCACACATTGGTCTTAACAAAATCAAAAAATTGATTCATAACAATAGATGCTGAACCTTTACCTTGTATGGCTGTTGCTATCTGTGCTATGTGTGCATCTCCAGCCTTGGCTGCTACATTACCAATTTTTTGTTTACGCTTATAAATACCATAAATTATTACAACACCATCTTGCAAAATTACCTTATTAGCCTTTATATTTCGCTGAATATAATCCATTCGTATATGGCTAAAATATGTTTTGGTGTATGGTTTGATTATGCTTTTGACTTCTTCGAAATCATTTTCTGTCGCGTGCCTCATTTTTTTCCATTTTCTTAGCTATATCGTTCAATGTTTTAACAAAATCTACATGAGGGTCTTCGCCATATACATTTATCAATCTATCTCTTAACCAATATAAAAAATCGCTATCTTTCATATTTATGTTTTCCCAATAAAAATATTCGTTCGTTACAATCATTGCAGTTTCTTCAAAAAATCTTCAGTTACTTCTAAATCTATCACTAAATGTATTCTCTGAGTGATACCTTGATTTATTGCTTTATGTGGTTTACGAATATCTAAATACCAGCATTCATTTTCTTTCATATTAACTTCTGTCTTCGAACCATCATAATTCCATGATGTAAAAATAACATCGTCATTAGTTATAATTGGGAAATGTATTCGAGCCAAGTTACCCACTTTAACTCCCATATCAGAATCAACCTGATCTGTATGTCTGCTAAGTTCACCGTTACCAGGTGCCAATCTCATAAACCTTATTCTGTGTAATGCTCCATCAATACCTAATGATGCAATTAAATGATCTACTTCTGGGAATTGTTTACGCATAACTGTATCTTGCAACTCGAATACTTTATTTACATTATCCTCTTTCCATTTTTTGTTCATCACACTGGGTTTTTCGATGAAACTAGAATCGTCACTATATCCTCTTAATGAAATAGCCGACCAAGAATCCTCTCGATTATACTTACTATAATGAATAGAGTATAGTATATTCATATTTTCAATTTTGGTTCTCATACTTTCGATACACTGTGACGGAACATCAGCCAGTTTAAATATGTTTTTCTTTTCTGCTGAGTGTACAAATGGATGTTGTCTCTTGTAAAATGAATTTACTGAATCTCTGAAGTAAATTGAAATAATTTCTCCGAATGTAGTAATTTTACCAAAAACATAAGTATAACCTGCCTTAATGGCTAAATCGTTCGATTCTTTATCTTCTGCCCATACTTGTAGCCATGTATTCTCGAACTTATATTCACGCAGCCTTTCTAAATGCCATAATTTTTCTCCAGCAAAACAACTCAATGTTAAATCATTTTTTATTCTTTCACCAATCAATGTATCACCGTACATGTATATAGGCGTACTCACTTTCGATCTGTGTGAAAAATATGAAGATATTGGAATTCCATTCTTATACAAAACCTTCAAGTCACCATTATGTAATGCTTCAGCGATGTTGTTTTTCTTTATTTGTTTAAAAGGCGAATCAGAGTATGAGTTATATTTTTCATATAACGATTCAATAGCCAAAAGAACATCAAGATCGATTCCATGCTGCCATTCCTTCATTTGTTCTTATCGCCTCTTGTCATCTTTATTCTTAGTTTACGCTCTTTTTCTCTTGCCATCATCAATGTAGTTTTACCAACTCTTTCGGTAAAACAAATACCATTTAGATGATCATTTTCGTGTAATATACATCTAGCAGTCAAACCATGATACTCGCTTTCTTTCCATTCACCACTTACATGTTGATACCTTATTTTAATTTGTTTAGGTCTAGATACTTTAAAAAACAAACGTGGAAAGCTCAAACAGCCTTCTACATGATCTTCTTCCTCTTCGGAGGTATATATGATCTCAGGATTAAAAAATACCTGCTTGTTTGAATTGTCGTATCCAATAACGAATACACGATAGGCTTTTCCTATTTGTGGCGCAGATAAACCTAAACCTTTATTTTCGAACATTGTTTCAAACATTGATGATGCTAAATGCACAGGGTTTTCTGGAGGATCATTGAAGTCGAAAGGCTTACATATTTGTTTTAATATAGGATCATTATAAGTGGTCAAATTATATATTTCATACGGGCGTATAGTTTGTGCGACCGTATTAATTTTGATCATTCCATTTTCGATCATTAAATTACCCCATTCTTCAAAAACATTTTTATGGAATCTTTATCGCTAATACAACATCTTACTCGATAAATTATATCATCAGTTGTAGGGTTTGATTGTTTAGTGAACATCAAAAACTTTGAATTCATCAGTTTTTTAACTATTTCTTCTGTCAATCTTTGTTTTATCATCTCTTCAAAATCAACATATGTTTGACTCATTACTTGTAAAGAAGAAACAACTATTTCAGCTCGTATCGATTCAAAAGGAACCGTAGTCATACTATATCCTTCAATAGAATTTGACATTATATAATCCTCGAAAAGTTATTGATTTTTTCAAATTTGATCACGGACATAAATTTGTCGAATAATATATCTCCTTTGTGGCTTATAACAAAAACATTGGTATCTATACTTATAGAATTTAAAATCTTGAGCAGTTCTTCTGTTCCACTAGAATCTAAAGAACTATCAAATATTTCGTCTAATATCAATAAGTTTGTGCTTACGCTATTCTTCATTTTCGCTATTGCGCGCCAAGTAAACAACAATGCTAAATCGATCTTTTGTTTTTCGCCTTCTGAAAAATTCTCATAAGAAAAAATATCTCTATGCCTACTCTTGATAACTTCCTCGAAATTTTCATTAATGTTAAAATTAATGTAAAACTCCATACTGCTTAAATACTTATTAATTAACTTATTCATAATAGGCAAATATTGACGAATAATTTTTGTTTTGATTCCAGTATCTTTCAATAAACCAACTACAACCTCATAATAATGTTTATCAATCACAAGTTTTTGATATTGTTTCTCTAAGTCTAATAACATTTCTTCTTGTTTTTTTAAGTTATCTGTGTGTGTATTATTCTCTTCTTTGATTTCTTTCAATGCAGATATATCTTTTTGTAAAGAATTATTCATTTTTTGAATTTGATTCATAGCAGATATG